GTAAATTTTTCTCGCGATAAGTACATGGGTCAAAGACATTCAATAGTTCAACCACCAGCTCCACCGCCAAATGCTTTTGTTGAAATTGTGAGCAGTTCTACTGGCATTATAATCGCTGTTGGCATATTTGCATTTATATTCTCATTTTTATATAAGTTGCTGCAGTGGTACAATCGTAAGTCAAAGAATAAGAAACGTAAAGAGCAAATTAGAGAACAAATTGAGCTTGGTTTATTATCATATGGTGCTGGAGTAGCATCACTTCCTTTGCTCAACGTTATTGCACATAATCCTGGATCAGTTATCTCGGCTACCCCTATCTATAAAGGTCCGTGCACTGGTGTACCTAATTCGCGCCTACTTCAAATCACGAGCGGGACTGCAGAAGAGAACACTAGAATTTTGAATCATGATGGAAGAAACCCAGATGGAAGTATCAACGTTTGAGTGGCCAAAGTCATTAGATGAAAGTTTGCAAGTGTTATGTAATGAGTTGAAGGGAAAGACTGAATGGCAAGATGACATGGAAGATTGGATGCCATACTGGATATATATGAAACATGATGGTATTGCTATCTCGCAATCCAGATACTCACTACTCCAGCAACTAGCTGTATGGGTGTGGAAGTGCTTCGACTTTGATATGTGTGTGTACAATATCTGGACGACATGGTTAGTAAAACATGCATGTTCTCGATGTCCTGAGTTCGATGATGAGGCCTTCTGGTCTGGGGTGCCAACAATTATTAAATTAGTAATTAGGAAGACAATGCATAGGTACGCTTATCTTGATGATAGTACTCTTGCGGATTTGACTGAGCAGGTTGGGCTCTGAGTTCATTGACCATGTAGAGACTGCATGCACGCAGCGCGGAAAGTCATTCATC